GGAAATCCTGCATTAAGTACAAAGAATACAACTGACTAATATATAAACTATAAATTAAAACAATAAATTATGCCTTTAGTACCAATAGTAATTAACACCGCAATGGATGCTGCTTTTGTAGCAGGAATGGAAGCTATGGCTGCATATTCAACTGGAGCCGCAGGAACTGAAAAAACTGTTAATCAAAGCGATGTAATTGCTGCAGGCGCCGCCGCGTTTGCTGCTGTGGCTGGCCCAGCAATAACTACATATATAAAAACCGCAAACGTAGTTCCTGGAATTCCTGTTGCTACCGCAGGTTCCCCTGCTGCTCAGACTGGTGCCACAACTGGACCAGGTGTTATAATCTAATCTTAAACTATTACATTTTTTAAAGTATAATAATTAAATTTCAATCGAGTAATATATAATCTATAATAACACTCTTAATAAAAAAATAATGACAGAACAAGAAATCACAATCCAATTAAGTGATGATCCATTTGACACTAAAGTAGTTAAAGTTAAAGTACCTAAAGGAACTAAGTTAATGTGTACTGAAATGTATGCAGCAGAAGCAATGTCGATGTATGATTTATCAGATGATGAATTAAATAGATTAACTCTTTCCGAAGAAAATAACAATTACATAACACAAGGTGAGATAGTTGCTATCAAAAAAGAAACTCATATTATTGACGGGGAAGAAACTGAAGTTAAAGTAGAGGCTTTAGTAGATATATCAAGAAAGAATACTGCTGTCTGTATTTTAAATAAAGAGCCTAAGGAAATTGTTGATCAACTAGAAATTGGAATGAGTGTTGACATAAAAGTTAAATATTCTAAATTTGGAACCCTTTATGCTTCTATTAGCGATGCATTAGATGAAGTTAAGCGTAATGAAATTTATAACGCTATTGGAAATAGAGGTATAGGATTTACTGGTAAAGTTAAAGAATTAATACATGGTGGCTACTGGGTTGAGGTTGGTGGAGTACAATGCTTTATGCCAGGTTCCTTAGCCGGTTTAAATAAGCTACATAATTTTGAAGCTATAGTAGGTAAAGAAATTATCGTTATGCCTATAACTTATTCTAATGAAAAACAAACTATTGTCGTTTCCCATAGAGAATATCTTAGAACCATGATTCCTTCTGCTGTAGAAAACCTAAGAGAAAATATAAAAGAACATATTACTGGTTTTGTTACAGGTACAACTAAATTTGGTATATTTGCCGAATTTAATGAATCCTTAACTGGTCTTATTCCTAAAAATGAATTAGATGAATCTACACTAAAGCTATTTGATAATAGGAGTATTAAACCAGGTGATGAGATTAATTTCTGGACAAAGGAAATTATATCAGATAGAAAAATTATTTTAAGCCAAGCAGGACCTAAGATTGACTTATGGGATGGCGCAGACCAAAAATACAAACCTATGATGGTAACTGAAGGGAAGGTTACAAAAGTAACTAAGTATGGTGCATTTGTAGAATTGGAAAAAGGTATAAGTGGTCTTATTCATAAAACTAAATTAAAAGATACTGAGCTTACTAAGGGTGATACTATTAATGTTAAAATTGGTAGTGTAAATATTAGTGATCGCAAGATTACAATGAACTTAGTATAACATCTATCTTGGTTTGGAATATATAAACAAATCAGGATAAATATGTATTCTAACGAACAACTTAACGCTATACATTCTTCAAAGATAGGATTTGAATTTGAGTTCTTTTCAAATGAAAACCTTGACGCTACAAAAGATGACTTAGCACAAACTTTAAACAAAGCAATCAGAGTAGAAGAAAAGGCGCACAGTGAATTTACCCCTACCGAAGATATTTTTAAATTAGAACCAGATAACTCTGGTGGTACTGGTATGATTGAATTAGTAACCGGGCCAATGCCATTTGTTGAGGCTAAGCTAATTATGGCTAAAACTTTAAAATGGATTAGAGAAAATGGAAAAACTAATGAAAGATGTTCTATTCATATTAATATTGCATTTGATGGAAAGAAACTAGGACCTATTGTTAATATGTCTAAATTAGACGTAGGTAAATTTGTACTTAACTTTGATGAAAACAAAGTATATGAAGCCTTTCCAAACAGAAGAGATTCTGTTTATGCAAAATCTATAAAGTTTATTGTACCGTTGAGTGGTATGACTCAACCTTCCCCAGAAAAAAATCTTTGGAAAAACTATATGTTTGTCAAAGAGAAGTATTATGGAATTAATTTTGAAAAGCTACAAAAGGGCTATATTGAATTTAGATATCTTGGTGGTGCTGATTATGAAAAGAGGTATTCTACAATACTTTCAATGACCGAACATTTTATTACTTCATTATATGAAACTTTAGTTAATCCAAAATATAATGAATCTGACTTAAAGGTCTTAGATAAGATTTTAGAAAAGCATAAAACTGTTATTGAATCTTATCGAACATATTCTTCATTTAAAGAAAAATTCCCAAAGGTTCATTTAATGGTTGATCTCCAAACATATGATCAAATCATTGAAATGTATTACCCTAAGATTAGAGAAAAGATTTTTGATTTAATTACTAGGGCTGATATGAATGAAGGTTTAATTAATTATGATAGTGATACCGGGAGAATACAGATTAAAGATGCTAAGTTAATGCGATGCTTTGAAATAAACGGTGTTGATATTGTTGATTCAGTCATTCAAGGAAACATAGTTAATTGTGATATCTTTGGTTGTGACCTTAAGAATACGTCAGTATTTGAATCTAACTTGTTTGGCGCGACCGTAGCAGAGGACTGTAAAATAGAAGAATCATATGTTAGTAGAAATGTAATATGTGAGGATAGTTATGTATTTGGAAAAAGAGGAGTGTTTAGTGGAGAAATGGTTGGTGGTATTTTTAGACAAGGTAGAGCAACAAAGCTCGCTAGGTTTGGTGATAACACCGAAGTAATAGAAATAGAAAAAATTAAGTAAAGATATGGCTAGGAATAAAAGTTGGTGTAACCCAGATTCACAAGAATGTTTGGATGCTCTCATAAAGGAAATTAATGACGACTTAACCGTAGGTTGCCAAATACCTTTTACGGTGCCTAAAAAAGAGCTTGCTCATATCATAAGTAGAGCTAAAGATTATTTTTATAAAATATATGAAGATAGTGTTGAAGAAATGTTTATTGCATTACCTGCTACTGCGTGGGGTGAATCTGCATTTAGACAAGGTATAAGCCATAATGACCAAACTAGTGCTACACCTAATAAGCTAACTGAAAAGGATGTTAATAATCCTAGGGGTGTTGTAAAAATGCCACCAACCGTCTGGGCTGTTAATAATGTATTCCAAATAAATGGATTCTCTGGTGAAGACGGTGGCTTTGGTGATAACTCATTTTCAGCAGGTGATGTAGACTTTTCATTAGACAAATTTATATACTCTGATGTATATGGTGCAGGTATTGGTTCCGAGGATTTAATGTATTATGTAATTAATTCTAAATTTATAGATACAGCAAGACAAGTTTTACAAGCACAGATTTCATATAATTATAATAGGCTAACTAAGAAGTTTAGATTTATGGGAGAGTTACCTAAAAGAGGTGCATGTATTTTCCAAGTTTATAATACTATTCCTGATTGTGATCTTTTTCAAGATGAAGCGTTCATAAGATATTGTTGTGGTATGGCTAAAATCCAATTAGCTAGAATTGTAGGTACATTTCAATTTAATCTACCTGGTAACATTACTATTAATTATGATTTAATATCTGGAGAAGGTAGAGAAGAAGTAGATAGAATAGTAGAAGAGATAAAAGGTGATGAAGGTGTTGATTATTTTTTTACTGGATAAAATATAATCTAAGACCCTCAAAAAATGTAGAGAATATATAATAAAAGAATATTCTCAATGATAAAGGAAATATACAGCAGAGACATAGATGCACCAAAGTACAACGATGATGTAATCGAGGTGACAGATCAATTACAACAACTTATTCTTAAGATAGAGAATTGTTTGTTTACTCGGCAGGGTGATGTACTAGGATCTCCTAATATGGGATGCAATTTAGATGATCTTATTTTTTCTTTAGTATTAAATGAATCTGTTATTTCACAGAAGGTAAGTAGTCAGATTCAAACATATTGCTTAAACAGCAGCAGTAGTCAATTTGGTATAGATGTAAGAGTACAGTTTTATAGCACAATGGAAAGAAACGGTTGTTTAGTAGATATTTTTGTAAATGAAGAAAGAGTCATAGGGGCTCTATTTTAAAATAAAAATAAAATAATTAATGTCATTTTTTAGTAAAACCAGAATTAAAGCAACCGAGTTATTTTTTGACGCATTTCAATATTTACAGCGCCAATATGACCAGGCTGGTGAAGTGTTTACGCCTGCGTCACCATTTGGACAAATACTTACAGTAGTTGCTAATCTTGGTGAACTTATTTTATTTTATATTGAAGCAGTCGCAACGGAATTAAATATAAGTAGAGCCAGAAATATCGAATCTATATATGGGTTATCAAGATTGACTGGCCATGATCCTACGAGAGGAATATCTGCACAAGGAATAATTGGATTAAGGTTAAACACATCAGCCGCTAGTTTAGTTGAAGGTGACTATGTACAAATACTAAACTATTCACCTTGTGAAATTGGGCAAAATAGTTTAATGTATTTTATTAAGTTTGACAGTGATTATATTAGGTTAGAAAAAACCACAAAACAATTTGTTAATGTAGAATTAATACAAGGAGAAATTGAAGATCAAACATTTACTGGAACTGGGGAGGCTTTACAAAGTTATAATTTAACCACAAAAGATCCAACTGACCAATACATGGTTGATGTACACGTTGATGGAAAGCTATGGAAAAACGTTGATTCATTATATGATATGAATAATGGCGAGGAATGCGTTATGATTAAAACCAGTGTTAATGGTGGCTTAACTTGCTTCTTTGGGAATAATCAGTTTGGTAAACCTCCTGCATTAGGTTCTATAATTAAAGTTACCTATGTAAAGACAAGAGGTTCTGCTGGTAATATTGGTGGTAAAAATTTAGATATAAAATTTAAAAATCCTGCAACTGACCCAACAGGTAACGATGTTGACCTAAACCAAGTATTATCTTTAAATATTGTCAGAAACCCTATGTTTGGTTCGGATAGTGAAGATCCGCAATTTACAAGGTTAATTGCGCCTTACCAAAGCAATTCATTCGTATTAGCTAATCCTAATAATTATATTTATTATTTAAGTAAGTATGATTATTTTTCTTTTATTGATGCATATAATACTAAAGATGATCAATATTTAGACGATGATAATATTGTATACTTATTTCTTATTCCTGATATTGCTAAAAAAATAACTAGTGATACCGATTATTTCAGTGTTCCTGTAGAAGAATTTTCATTAACACCTGATGAAAAGGAAATGGTTTATGAAATTTTAAATAAAAGCGGTAGGCAAATTGTTACTGCTGAGGTTAGAATTAATGATCCTTTAATTAAAAGATATGCATTGCAAATTGTGATAAGATACGTTGAAGGTTTTGATAAAGATGAAATACATGCGGCAATAAGAGAGCAACTCAGTACATATTTTATATACATAAACAGAAGAGACAGGATTCCAAGATCCGATATAATTTCTATTGTTGAAAATGTAGATGGTGTAGATTCGGTAAATGTATTTTTTATATCCGAAGAAAATGAAAAAGCTATAGCTGATGGATTTTATGAAGTTCCGGTTTATGGCACAGATCCAGTAACAGATCAAAAAGTATTAATAGAAACTAAAAAAGTAGAGCTTAAGGCAGATGAAGATCCGCAATTAGGTTTGGATGAATTTGGTGATGTTGTTATAGGCCCTGATGATCTTGCAATTATTAGAGGGGGTTGGGATGATAGAAACGGTAATTTCTATGAAGCAATACCTAATAAGAATACTATAAGTTCTCTTAATATATTCTTTAAAGGAACTATACCTAATAATCTTTATAATAAAACTCAACAAACTAGGCTTAATGATCTTAAAAGAACACGAGGCACAACAATAGCAACTTCTCGTAATGCAAGAAGTACAAACACTGGAAGGTTACAAGATAATCCAACATTAAAAGCAATACAAGGAAAATAATATGAATAAGTTTACAGAGAGAAGAACTGGTATGCCTAGCATTTATAAAGCCACGTATGAAGAAGGTTGGATTTTAAAAAACCAAGGTAATGACTATAATGAAAATTTAATGAGGAATTCTTTTTCAAATTATATGTTTAGAAATAAGCGCCTCGGTAGTTTTATTGAATTTTATTTAAAACCTATTATGACTTTTTGGATTAATAAAGTAAAATACTTAAGGATATTTTATAACTTTGGAGTTCCTAAAGACTATCAAAAAATAAATTAAGATGGTTAATAATTGGCAACATTTAAATTTCTTTGATAAAAACGGAAAGTATTATAATTTTGATTATGATGCTTCGGCTGATAAATGGTCTGGTGAGATATATTTACCTGAGGTATCTATTGGCCTATTTGAAGTTGGTCAGATATTTATCCTAGAAGAATTTATTGATAAAACTACTAATACAAAGAAATTTGGATTCCCTCATGGAATTGAGGTTGCTACTGGTACTACTGGATCTACTAATGGGATTTGTGATTGGGTTGCTGAATGGCAAACAACTGATCCCACCGAAATATTTTTATTTCAATTTAACATGAATTTTAATAGCGGCACGCAAACGTCATTAGAGATTGAACCTGATGGACCGCCATTACAAATACTAACAGAATTAGAAATTCCACTAGACTCTGACCCTACTGAAACAATTGATCCTGAAGGTTATACAATAACTGATGTAATTAGATCTGAGGCATTACAGATTAATTTAGCAATCAGGTCAGAAAAGGAAAATACTTTTAAAAGAACTTTACTAATAAAGGATGATTGTACTGGTAATGTTATTGCGGAAATATTGATATGGGGTGAGACCGTTGGTGAAGATGAAAGACTAAGAGTTATGACGCAAAATATGGGTTATAATATTTTAGAATCAGATAGTAGTGTATTTAGGGATACTAATATAAAAGAGCTGCTTCCAAATTTTGAAGAAGTAAATTTAAAGAGAAAGGAAATAATGATGGAGGGCTCTAATATTTACCCTTTCATTGGTTCATATAAAGGTTTAATTAATGCGATTAAATTTTTTGGTTATGATACATTAAAAGTTAAAGAATTTTGGAAAAACGTAGATGCTAACTCACCAATGTTTGGAAAGTATATTCAAAGCAGTCCTATTTCAGTTTTTAATCCTACTGTTCAATTAAATGATAAGTCAATTACTTTACCTAATAAAAGATTTAGAAAAACTAGTTTATTTAGTTTAGTATATAGAATTAATGAAATTGTACCTAATAAGTTTGATAGTGAAGATTTACCGATAACTGAAGAGAATTATGATTTTACTATAGAAGAAATTTTAATTAAGCTATTTGGATTAAAGAAAAAACTAGAAAATGAATTCTTACCACTTAATGCTAGGATAAAAGATATAACAGGAGAGGCTGATTTTTTCGGATTGCTTGAGGTTGTAAATACAAACAGTAGAAACAAAAAAGCTCAAATTGTAGCTGGGATAGATACTAGCTTTAAGTTGTCTACTAATGACTGTATCTATATGGAAGATCTTAGGTCATTTAGTTCTTTTTGTTTACAGTCTCCAGCTATAGTTAACCAAGCTATACTTAATTTTTGTAATGCGTATATAGCACCTTTAAGCAGTGGTACTATAGGAAGAAATCTAGTATTAGGCCCATCTTATACTGGTGAAGTTTATCCTCCGCCACCAATAGGACCTGATCCTAACGGACCATTAGGTTTACCGTATGATGGTAATAATATTACTATCGATGGGTTAGCAGACGCATTCCTCGCCTATTTTACTAGATATGCTCCTAAGCTTAGTAAAGTTGGAGCTTGGCCAGATGGTGAATCTTCATATTACTTACCAGATAAACCTGGTATTCCTGTTGGTGCTTTAACAGTTTTAGAGAATGATTCATTTAATAATATAACATGGGACAATGTTGATTCTACTTGGAATCAATTAAATGATGCAAACAAATTTTTTACATTTGATATTGATCCACAAGGAGTATCTGCAGGTGATGTATTTACTATTAATGACCCTGATACAAATACAGGTGCAACTTATACTGCTGTGCTTGGTGATACTGATACTGATGTCGTGAATTCTTTATATAATCAATTAATATCTTTAAAGAGCTCATTTACAGAGCCTTGGGTGTTTTGGGATATTAGTAAAGAAAATATTGTTACTGGTGATGTTATTAGATTATTTGGCCAAAACGTAGATAGGTTAACTATAACATGCCAATCTAGTGTTGGTTCAGTTTTACTGTTTAACCAGTTACCTGGTGAAACTTTATTTACATGGGATGGGATTGAGCGTGGTAATTTTGATGAAATAGAATGGACTATTTATAAAGATGCCACGGATGTTTCACCTTCTTATTATAAGAAAATAAGAGGAACTCTTGCTCAGTATAATAAATTGCCTTTGATATTGCCTTATGTTGGAATTTACAGTGTAGAAATGAAACTTTTTGACTTATATAATAATATATCATCAAATGTTAAAACTGATTTTATTTGTGTTGAGAGTAGAGAAGTAGAATATTCTGGCTGGTATCAAGGAAGAAAAACAAATTATACTTGGTCAAGTGAAGGTAAATATTTATGGAATGATTATGGTTCATTATGGAATTTACCTATAGAGCCTTCTGTAACATGGGATGAGGAGACTCCTGGTTTATATTCTTCATTAGATAGAGTTAATGCTATTCTTAATAATTTTGGGTTAGGTACTTCACCAGATTTTCAATTATTAAATTATCAAGACAGTGGTGCAGCTAGCTTTTCTGGTCCATATAGGTGGGATAATTTAAATACCGGTGGGTGGAATGATACTTATCATCTGTGGTGGGATATGACTAGTACGACTGGAGATACACCAGCATTTTTTCAGTTTGATGAAATAGAACCAGAAACATATCTTAAGATAACAGATATTAGCGGCGAGACAGCAGAGCATTATTTTGACGCTACTATTACTACATTAGCACAGGCCGCTGCAGGTTTAAATGCTAGTACAAATAGAATAATTAATAAATATGTTTATAATGTAGTTTATGATGCGAGTAGCAATCAAAAGTTTGTCCAAGCAGTATGCAGATATTTTGGAGTACATGGAGATTGGACTTATCTTGATATGGTATATACAAATGGAGATAGAGTATGCCCAACTACAGGATCAACCTTTCCACCATTTCCAACTGGTACACCTGTAACTGGATGTCCTAGTATTATATACCGAAGAGGTTTGAGTAAATCAAGTAATCCAACTTGGAGCACCGCTAAATTTATAAATAACGGTAAAACTCTACCGAAAATGACTTGGCTTATGTTTGTGTATGATAAATGTAAGATTCCAGGTAAAGCCAATCCTAGATGGATCATTAAGAATACAACTAATTCTAAGATGGCTGATATATATTTTGAGAGTAAATACTTAACATATCTGTTCAAGGAATCTGGAAAATACGAGATCACCCTTGAACTTACAGATACGAATGGGAATAAATATAAAAAGGGTAGAAATATCCTAGTAATAAAATAGAAAAGAAATGGCAATTAGCGTAACAGAAATTCTTGGAACAGATTCTTTATCAGGATCCAGATTAGTATTGAATGATAACTTCAATATTTTGACCAGTGAAATTAATGCGATGGAGGTTTACTTTAATCCAACCGCAGGAACTATCACCAACCTAAACGATGTAAAAACCGAAGCATTAAGAGTAGGATTAAGTACTATCCTATTAGATATTAATGCATCTACATTTGATGTTTTGACAAACGTCAATATGACAGGTAATTTAAATCTTAATGGTGGTGGCTTGTTTAGAAATGATCAAGACCCACAACCTTTAGATGATACATTTGCAGCAGGTTCACCAATACCAGTAGGTACTAGTACTGCAATACCACCTTATACAATAGAGAGGGTATTTAATACTGATGTAGCAACTCCAGTATCAATATTATTAAATGATGGTGCAATCGGTCAAGAAATATTTTTTGTATATTCTGATGCACAAACAGGTGTAGTTAGTATATCCGGAGCAGTAACTCCATTAGTATTACCAGGTGGTACTAATATTGAGTTAAATGCACAAGGTGATACTGCTCATTTATTATGTGCTGATGATGGTACAGGAAATGGGATTTGGTTCTTAGTAGGTGGAACTGGATATTCAATAGTTTAATAAAAAGAAAAAAGATACATGGCAACTACGCCTTTAATTAAAACACCGCAGGCAGATGGAGGTACATTTTATACCTTCTCTTCCTCAGCAAGAGATCTATCAAAGACACTTAACAATGACGAGCTTAAGTTAGTCTTTTCTAAGTTTGTGCTTTTAAATATACCGGACTTTGATAAATTAGATCCAAATATAACAGGTTCTCTTACCGAAGCTAATTATATGCAGTTTGATACTATTGATGGTATGATTGCAAGTGGAGGTTTAAAAGGCGATCCTAATGTTAATTTAACCGAGAGTCTTCAGAATTACGCGCTGAACTTAGAGGAGATGATTATTAGTGATACCTCATATGATAATACTTTACAGAGGTCTGTTGCTGAAAGGGTATTTTTTAAATGGATGAAAGAGACTGGAGCCATGAGGTTCCGTGCTGCTACTAATTTAGAAAAAAACCCAGGGGTTGCTAAGCCGCTTTTTGTAGAAGAAGATTCTATAAATACAGCAACACAGCAATATAACAGAGTAGTAAAATATGTAGGTGATATTGATATTGTAAATAATGTAGATAAAGCAGGTGAAGCTTATACAGAACTTTATATTAATGTACCAACTGAAGTAGGAGGAACACCAACTATTCTATTTGATTCTATATCGGATGCAAATTATCAACCTAGCTTGATAATATCAGGTAAAGGACCAAACGCTGAGTTTATTCTTGGAAGAAATGCAGCAACAGTACATCCACAAGGTTTGGATATTAAAGCATTTTATGACTATGATAATGCTTTATCAGGTGGTGGTCCTGCTGGTTATACAGATCCTAATGCAAATTGGATGAATGAACCTACGCCTCCAGTAAATTTAGATTCTTATTTTACTGAACCTACTACTTTTACTAATCCTACAAATGTTTTTATAAAAAAATATCCAGCTGATTATGGTTCTCCTGTGGGTTATACTGGATCTGCGTATATTAGATCAGAGTTAGATGGAATTTCAGTTGACTTTACTCCTAATGATTATGAACAAATTGTAACTGACCCAACGATTTCTACTATATCTCAATTTAATGGAACCGATTTATCTAGTACTTTTGAATTTAATGCAGTTTTAGTTTATTATGATTTAGTTGATACTAGTAATACCGCAAATACTGTTACTAATTTATATGGTATTTTATTAGTAGACAATGTTACACCAACGACAGATGGTGGTTATATTCAAAGATACCCTAAATATAAACCTAATAAAGTAACAGGGCAAAACGGTAACAGTTATGGATTTAAAATTAATTTACGATTTGATGCTTCACCAGGAACAGCTGGGATTGACACAATTGTCAATGACTATAATACATTTTCAATGCAGCTCTTCAGTGAAGCAACTGCACAATTACAAGAATCGGCTAAAATATTCCAATCTCAACAATTAGAAATTTCTGAATTAGATCAAAAGGTTCAAGGGTTAGAAAATCAAATTACTAATGTAGCCGATGTAACTTCATTACAAGCACAAATCACAAGTGTACAAAATCAATTAGACAATGCTAACCTGGCTTTTGCAAATGGTACAGTTTTATTAGATCTTATTGCTAAAAACTCAGACGAGATACAAGGATTAGCAAACGGCAACGTACCTATTACATTGCAATATAACACTGATGTAGTTAGGCAAGGTACTGGGATTACTATAGATACTAACACGCCTAATCTAATTACTATTTCTTTAGCTGCGCAAGAATATAATTTTATGGTGCCTTTTGATAAAGATGAGGTTCAAATAACTAATAGTAATAAACTAAATTTAAATCAAGCAAGACCAGAAGTGTTTACTGAATTAAGAACTTATACTAATATGTTAAGATTAGATACAGTTAATGAGGCTGGTGGGGACTTAAATATTTATATTGATGATACCAACATACAATGGAAAACTGGGCAGATCGTGAGGCTAGCATTTAACAATAATTTAAACATAGGCTCAAGGAATATCAGAGTGTGGACAGATTCTCCAAGTAGACTTAATAATGGTTCTTATGGGATGTCTATGGGAGTTATTCCTAATGCTGATGTTTCAGATAGACCAATTATTGAATTTATATGCACAGAGCAAGGTGTCTTAAATTTCGTATATGATATAATTAAATAAATAATAAAAGAAAGCAAAAAATAAATGGCTGAAAACAATTCAATATCGACAATGCTGCCGGAGCTTCTTAGGCTTTTTAATAATTCATTAGAAAGTTTTGAGAAGGTTAACCAAGCCATTACCTCTAGTAATGAGTCTGTAACTATTAATATACAAAATAATAATGGCACTAACTCTAGAGTAACTATACCAAGTTTTGGTTTTCTTAAAAACTCGGTTGATAGATTACAATCTAATATTGATACAATCACGAATGTAAATGGTAGCAATAGTTCAATTAGATTAGCTGATGGTACATTTAGAAAATTAGTATTAGCAAAATTACCAACAGAGGCACAGGATTTAAATTCCATAAATTCTATTGAAAATTTTAACATTAAACCTAACTGGTTTTTTGAAGAGTTAATTAATCCACTTCTTTATGTATCATTTGATTTAACTGGCCAAGTTCCTATTGACACAGAGAGGGCTATTATCCAAAGATATATTTTAAATACAAATACTCAGACTAAAGTTAATTATTTTAATGATAGCTTTGAAGGTAGAGCTGATATTAATTATAATGACTTTTTAAAAGAAATAGTTGAAAGAAATATTTCATATGTTTTGGATGAGGCTGTTGTTGATTTACCCCCGAGAGTAAAAAGATATACTGGTAATTTTAGCGTATTAAGAATATCAGATGCTACTGTTACTGAGGAAATAAACGGTGCTAGCGTCACTTCACAAAGAAAACAATATAAACTAAATAAGATATTTTACACTGACTCAGAGGCTGATTTTGATGATACAGTTCAGCTATCTGTTGGTGATAGTTTAGAGGTTATTAGCAATCCTATTAATACAAGATATAGGGTTACTAAAGTAGATTCTAGTATTAATACAGTCATATTACAATTAGTTGAAGGTGGGGAACCAATACGAATTGGTGCTGATGTTTTAAAGATAGCATCTTCATTAGAAGATAATGTACAAGTTGATGTTACTGTAGGATTTAACGAAAGGTGTGTAACTTTTGTTAAGCCTATTGATCCAGATTCTAAAATCCCTTCTGTTAATTGGTCACCAGGTAGTGCCTTTTACACAAATACTTTAACTACGTTAAATGCAGGTGGTGCTGAACAAACATTAGCAGAATATTATCAGCAGAGCGCAATTGATTTTGGATCAATGTTACTTTCTTTTGCTGATGATAAAATTCCAACAACGAGAGAAGGTATTAAGCCTAATGCTCCTACTGTTAATGCAGAAGATTTTGCAGTCAAGCTTATTAACGCGCAAGTTAGCGATTCACCTGCAATAATAGAACTTAGTGATTTAAATAATCAAAAGAACACTATAGAATCTACGCTGAAGGAATTAGATGGTTCAATTTCACAAAGCAGAGCTAAAATACAAACAACTAATTATTCAACTGAGGTTGAACGAGACGCAGATATAAATGCTCTACAAGGATTAATTACAGAGAGATCATCACAGGCAGAGTTATATTCATCTGTAGTAAAAGAAATAAATGCTAAAGCTAAAGATAATTCAGTTTCTAGTATTTCACCTAAATATAGAGCTAGAGGTTTTTGGGCAATGCCTGAGGAAAAGTCAACCCCATCAACTGGTTTACAATCTATAGTTAAATTTAAAATAAGATACCGATATTTATCTAATGACGGTGCAGCTAATCCAGTTGATCAGTTTACATTTACTGATGGTTCTGGTAAAAGCCAAGGTGCGTTTTCTAATTATAATATTATAGAAAGTACACTAAGACCTAGATTAAAGGATCCGATAACTGGTGTATATCAGTGGGTAGATATTGATGCTGATAACGCAGATTCAGTTAATATTAATCAATTAGATATACCTATAAGAAAGGGCGAACAGGTAGAAGTACAAGTAAAATCTATCAGTGAAGCAGGATGGCCATCGAATCCGATAGAAAGCGATTGGTCAATTGCAACTATAATAGCATTTCCTGCTGATCTTAGTTCCGATAATGCAGTAGAAGCTATAGTTAATCAAAACCAACAGGATTTAGCAAAAGTTTCACTAGAACAAGATCTTGATGAATTAGGAATACAAGAACACTTAAGTAGTTCATTTGTAGCAAACGAAACTTATTTTGCACATTCATCACCAGTAATTGCATCAGGATTTTTATCTGAAAACCAAACACCTATTGATTTATTTAGTAAATTAAATGAAATGCAAGCTAGGTTAGATGAGTTCTCTGAAATATTAAGAAATGCACAAGGTGAATTAGTTGTAACTTTAATTGATGATCAAGGTAATGTTACAAATCTTAATAGGAATGCAGTAACTAAAGTTTTTGCAGGTTTCTATTCACAGGAGGTATCCAACTTAGACGATCCTCGTGGAGCTGTTATATCCAAAACATTTTTTATTAATTTAGCAAACCGAGAACAAACCGGCTTAAGGTTAGTTTCAAGAATAGCAGGTAACCGTCAGCGAATGGTTAAACAATCAGAAAATCCTAATTACTCAGTAAGTGAAGTTACTGGTGGATCTGTAATTTTACCTGCAACATATTCATGGTTGGACAACAGCGCTAGTAACCAAAGTAATGGAATTGCTACATATAAGACTGATGATTCTGATTATAATACAATTAGAAAATATGATTTAACCCCTATACTTTTAACAAACCCTACTATTAATGGTTCATGGAGATATGGGCAAACAACATCTATTTCACCGTTTCAATCTACACAGAATAAAAATCAATTTATAAGTAGCAGATTTAGCGATGTTTCATCCGAAGAGGATTTTTATAGTTATAAAAACATTGATGGTGATTATACATTTAATTTGGATACTGCTGAAAACTTTTATGGGAGAACTTCGTATATTAATGTGGCTACTGCAGGTCAGTTTATTTGGGGTGGTGGTTTTGATCCAAATGATGGGTTACCTACTACCGATGTTCAATATGATAATTTAAATTCTAGTGATACTATAGAGGTTCAAATAACTCATCCATATATACAAAATTTTGATACCTACAGACAAGCTTACATAAATTTAACTGGGGATTCTGTTACATTAGGGGCAGTAGGTTCAGGGCTGCCAACAATTTTTCAAGCAAATTGTACATCAGGTGGAAACGGTACTGCAAATATAGTTTTTAGGCATTCTAAGTTTATCCCTTTACAATCTGATGAAGCTTATGGCAAGCAACAAGCGATTTATTTAAACGAAGATGTTTTAGATTTAGCAGCTATGTCTACAGCTTCAGCTTTAGCTGGGCAGACATGGCTGTCTGGACAAGTACTATCAGCAAGCCCTTCTATTACAGCAATCGGGGCACTAGGTAATCCTTCAGATCCTAACTTAGTAAACGATGGAAAGGGTTATGAGAGAAATGTAAAAACTTCATTTGACGCATTTGATCAATATACTTTAGGTGAAAAATCATGTGGATCATATTTATTTATGTCTAGTGATGATCATCAGGGTTTACAAATAAACGGGGATTCTATACAGTCTTCGGCTATTATACAATTTGGACAGCAAAATGCTGTTAATATACCTGTGGTATTTCAGTATAGAATGACTGACTATTTTGGAACCGGTTCTGGTAGTAGTGGAGGATTAGGAAATGTTGCAGGTAATAATACTGGTGCTACTGTCAATGTTACTTATTCTAAAAAAATAGGATTTGATATTTATCCTAATAATCAAGATGTTTATCAATATGACATTGAAGTATTTGCTAAGTATAGATCGGATAACCTTAATATTGATGTATTCCCATCCAAGACAGTAACTAAAGGCTTAAGTGATTTAGAAAAAGTATTAACTAAGTTAAGCCCATCTGTAACTGCAACGAGAGTTAACCAGGTAGTTAAAACAGGTGGTGTAACTGGTGGTGGGGTTAATCGAGGTTTTTCAGGGGTTGCTGTTGATGCTATTCCTTAGGCATTTGATTTTTCACTCCTTTCATTGTGAATAAATAAAAAAAGTGAAAATTAAATAAATGGAAAAACTTTTTGATAAGTCATCATATAGTGTTGTTCGAACTAATCCTAAATTAACAGGTAATGTAAAGCTTGTTAGTAATGGGCAAGATTTGTACTTGGAATCTTTTAGTGCTAATGTTGAATTAGCTTCTTCTACGTTTAAAGCATTTAAAATAGATGGGACAGGAACATATGACCGCGATGTTTGGCGTTTCTTTCAAGGTGGAAAATTTCCATCTAATTTAGCTTATGAAGTGTTTCAAGAATACCGGGATGTGTCTGTATTATCACAGTACCAAAACCAGTTTGAAATGTTTTATTCTGCAGGTACTAGGTCGGTTTCATCTAATTCATATTCTGAAGATCTAGGAATACTGGCTCCTATATGGTTAAACGAACAAATTCCTAATAATTTTGTTATTTTTAGAATTGATAACCCAGCGGCTGTTAATAATATTAATGCAGCCTTACAAAACGAGAATTATCTAAATGCACAAACATCAGCAGAGTTTACTAAAAATGTATTAGAAAATTGTACAGCAATTAAAACTTTTGATTTAACGTCTAACAGTTTATTAGGATCATATATTAGAAATTATAGAAACCAGGAATCATTCCCTACATCACCGCTAAATATTTCATGGAGAAAAGATGAACCTATACAGTGGGCGGGGATTAATTATAGTAAGGGAGGGTTTACACAGTCGGGTAGTTTTTCATATGACGGCTTAGTTACACAAGATACTACTATTATAAATAATGAATTCTTTTTTACTGAAGGGTTTGAAAGAAACAATGTATTATTAGCAAATTTAATTAATATGGAGTTTTTATTCTCCGATGAGAATGCTGAGGATTATTCTATTAATAGATATTTTGGATTATATGTTAATGAGGTAGAAGAAGGACTGTTTGATATATCAGGGGAAGGGTTTTATAAAAATACTGAGAAAACTCAATTACCTAAAATTAGTACTATAAATGAAGTTTCACAAGAACTTAACACCCCGTTTGAAATGACAAACACAAATGGTGTGCTTATTTATTTAGATCCTGCTAAAACAACTACAGTTACAGGAATCCCAACCCCTACTAGAGTAAATGAGGTTGAATCTATTTTTTATGTAAAAGATAAAGACAATAATTTTCACACTGTTAAAAAAGGATCCCAATGGGGAAATAATCAAATAAGAATATTCGATACTAAAATTGATATATCAAAATTTGCTGGATTTAAAAATCCAGATACTTATGCTAATGCTAAAATTTTAAATCAGAAAGGAAAGTCAACATGTTACTTTAAAATTATTTCTGAAATAACTGATGGTTCCACAATTACCTTTTATGACGGAGTTGGGTTAACAGGACAGATTGCAGCCAGTGCTGCTGCGTCGCCATTACCCGGTAAAAGTAATGGTCAATTTTTTAATCCAACCGGTACACCTAATGAAATTGCGATAGCCATTACTTCAGCTATAAATAACGGAATATCAGTTGAAGAAAGATTTTTTACAGCCACGTATAATGATGATGTTGTGTATATACAGTCTAGATTTGGTGGAACTAGATTTAATAGACTTAGCTTTGAAATAGATTATTTATCTTACCCAACACTTGTAGATGAAATTCAAACATACCCAGTTACTTCTAGTATAACACCTAGACAAGATTTTGTAGGAGGTAACGATGTTAAAGGATCATTGCTTAAAGTTGCTAATGGTGACCAGGATAGGTTTAGTATTGGTAATTATATTCAATCTAAAGATGGTTTTGCACAAATTCAAAACTGGGTCCCATACTTAAATGATCCTATTAAAAATGATAGTGGAAATATCATAGGATATGAAAATGTTAATGATTTTGTGATTATAACTTTAAATGATAATCAAATAAATATTACTAGGAGTGGACAAGTAGCCTTATATTCTGATTATAGATCTTCATTTGGTAGATTTTCTATATTTCCAATTAGAGATTTTGATTTTGATTTTTATAGTGAAATGTATAGCCAATTAGGCGAATTGAGTTACGAACATCGACAATATAACCAAACAAACTCGGGTGGTGATTATATTAATATAAGTGCCAATCCTGAAATTAGAAGCTTTTATTCTGATGGCGGCTTTTCTAAGTTAATTGGTTTGCTTAAGGAGTCAGACCCTGACAAAACATTTGATACTATTATTAAGTCTGAATATAATAGGTTAGAGGAAAACTTTTTAAAGCAACAAGCTGTGGCATCTAGAGTAATTCCATATATTAATAAATGGTCGTGGTTAAATGATGGTAAAAATGTTAGGAACTTACCGTATAGTTTAAATTTAAGTGAGGCGTTTGGTCAAAATAACTTTGCTCCATCTAAATACTCTATAGGACAAGAACCACAGGGGTTTACTCATGAATGGTATTATCTGTGTGAGTTTCCATATTACTTTAGTAATGAGGCAATTAAAAGTTCATGGAGTTATGTAGACACTGCACCAACTGATACTATAGAAGAAAATCCTTTTACGGGAGCAGTATATACACCAGGAACGTTTCAAAAAGTAGACCAAGATTATTTTAATGATTATTTTATAATAGATAAGTTTACTTCTGGTGGTAATATTAATCTTATAGATAGGCAATTAAGGTATGGTAGATTTAGTGGAGGTGATGAAAAGAATTTTGCCGAAACTTTTTTGAGAGGGGTAAGAATAATAGCTAAGCCTAAAGCCAATCCGGAAATAAGACCAGACTTTAATGCAAAATCGTTAAAATATATTAATGATGGAAGATTTAATGAATATAGGTTTTCAGTAATGCTTATACCTAATGCACCAGACAAACCTGAAACTCAGATTAAATTTATTAAAAATGATAAATGGAAAACTGTGGTTATGATGATTTTCTTAACTCTAGAAAATGGTTGTATAAATGGTGTTGGTGACCAAAGTATAGACAGAACTACACTATATTCATATGAAAGTGATTATGAAGTTTACCCAGCTGGGAATCCTAATGCATGTGAACCAATTCCAAATATGGCACCACCACCAGATTTTGTATTTGAAGATGGTGTAGTACAAGGTGCTATAAGTTTTTCAAGTACCACAACTGACATAGGCTTAAATTCATATGTTGTCCAAGGAATAAATGATATAAATGGAAACCCTCCTCGATTTTTACGGGACATTACTATAGGTAGTAGTGGTAATTTTAATGACATTGAATTTGTAGTTGGTTCTGATACTTATGTAATTAGTGGAATATCTAGAGTAATATCAGATAGCCAGTTTCTTGCAACAATAAATAATATAACGAAAAACGGGATGGTACATGTACCAGGTGGACCAACACCAACTAATTTAACGCTATCACAAGTTTCATATTCATCTATAGGCGGTGGCTTTAATGCATATACAACAAGACTACGTGATATTGGTTTTGCTACTATATTTAAAAATGTAAACCAAGGAGATCCGTCAATTGAATATGAAACTATTGATAAAGACGGTAATAGAGTATTAGATAAAAACGGGGAGATTGCCCAAACTTTTATTATAGAGCTTAGGGCACAGGCTGATATTTTAAAATCTATATATGTAGGAGTTTTACCTGACCCAGCTAAACCTACAGTCTTTAACTTAACCGATGTGATTGGCTATGATCTTTCATTACAAAAGAAGCCTAGAATTTCACCAATTGGTAGACATGCAGGATATTACCAGCCTACGTCATTACCAATAATTAGTTTTAGGGATCCTTATTTAAATGTAGATTTTTCTACATTACCTACCGATAGTGCTTATAAGCTTAAAGTATTGGAATTATGCAGATATTTAAATACTCAATTTAATGCTGGAGATGTTGAAAATTTTGGACAAATAAAAAATCTGTTTTATCATAAAGTAAATGAAGAAGATCCATCAACGGTGTTGGAACTTTCTGTTGATAGTGCATACTTAAGTTTATACCCGTTAATTAATGAGGTAGGTATTACTAAGAGGGATTTTTATTTATGGTCATCTAATTGGGAACCTGCTTATTTTAGAAAAAGTATTGATAAATCTTTAATTGAATCTATTATTGGAACTAAAGCAATGACAGAAAAAAAATCATTCTTTGGCTCAAAGTATTTAAAAGTACCACAGCTTATAGAATTAGAAACATTTTTACATTCGCCGTTTGAAAAGGATGCTATAAAACAACCAAGTTTAATTGATGGCACATTTATGACTCAAGAAAATGATACTTCGGTTATATTTTATACATTTATACAAAAAAGACTCATTGAATATTTATTTAATCCAATTAAAGAACAGTTTAAGAAATACATAAAAGATGAATTTAGTTTTGGTGATACTAATACACTAGACGATGATGTGGAAAGATACATAACTCAAAATATATTACAATTATATAAAATTTCAAATATAGATTTTTATGTTAGTAGTACTAGAAATAAAGCACCATTAAATTACACAACAGCCCAATTAACTAATTCTGAAAAAGTTTCGGCTGGTTTATCCATTAATACTGGTGTAGGTTCAAAAAAGCTAAATACAAACCCATTTGATGTTAGCCTAATATATAACAAAAGGAATGGTTTTACTGAGTCGTTTGGGTTGAGTATTACTATAATTAAAAAATAAAAAATTAAAGATGGCAATTACCATACAAGATCTACTTGCATCTGATACTATTTCTCAGGCAGTTGATAAAATTAATTTTAACTTTGATCAATTACTGTTAAACGGTGGTGGCCCAGTAGGACCTCCTGGACCATTAGGACCATCCGGCCCAATAGGAGGAAGAGGAGAAAGAGGGTCCGAGTGGTATGAAGGTACTGATAATCCAAATGTAACACCACCAGGCCCGGGGATAATACCATTACAATATGATAAGTATTTACGAGATGATGGTCAGGTTTGGGAATATACAGGATTAACTTGGTTTGATACTGGAATTAATTTAACTGGTCAGACTGGACCGCAAGGTAGTGCTGTTGGATGGGGTCAATTTGGTAATGATGGGTCTGGAAATTATGTCGCGGTGAATGACAATGTTTCTTACCCTTCTTTATTTTCTGCTCCTGATGAATTTGTAACAACGGAAAACCAAGGGGTACCAGTAGCATCATTCGGTATAGCTAGCCCAAGTGATTCAAATCCTGGGATTTTAAATAACAAATTTCAAATAACATCTGCTCTTGCAGGTGCACTTGACTCATCACTTCTTTCAGTACTAATTAGGCAAGGTGATGCCGGTTCTAGCGCAATAAAGTTTATGGGAGGTGGTTTAACTCCATCTTCACATTATGAACAAAATAATTTAGATAACTTATCATCAATAAGCTTAGGAACTGATGATACTTTTACTGTTAGTGTACCTAAGGCAGGGACTGTTGGTGATTCAAATCAATATACTGGATATATTGTAGATGCAGCAAAAAGAGGGCATCAATATAGAGCAGGGAATGGTATGTTATTTGAAACTGGTACAAAGGGAGCATTAGAAATTGCTGGTGATAATAGCAATGTTACATTTACATTAGCAGCTTTAACAGGCTCGACGGTTCCAACATTTACAGTTAACACTTTAGGTGCTGCACTGTCACAAACAAAATCTACGTTTGGGCCTGGTATTGGTATATTAGCCACAAATCCTGTATATACTGGCGGGGTTAGATTTGACGTTGATACTTTTGGAGTTGCTGCAAATTCAAATATTAATCTCTTAAGTGATGATTCAATAACATTAACAGTAAATCCTAACAACATAGGCCTAAGTACAAGCAATGCATTTATTAGTACCACCGTTAATCCTATAGATATTACATCTGTTGGTGGTGGTAATATTAACATAGCTACTAATGAAGCGTTAGCAGTTGCCGGTAATATTAATATAGATAGTCACGCAAGCGGTACAACTAATATAACTAGTGAAAACCAGGCAAATATAATTGTTGCTGATCCTGGTAGTCTAGGATTTGGTAGTATTATTGTATCAAAAACGGAGATGCAGCTACTTGCAAGTGGAACTGGTAACTCAGGTGTTAACTTAAAAATAAACTCCAACTTTTCAGGCCAAAAAATACAATTAGGGCTAGGGGCAGTAAACTCTAATGGTGCTATTGAAATAGGTAGACCTTTTACAACCCCTGCTGATTATCGAACTAACGCTAGTATTACATTAAATTATACCAATACTACAAGCCCGGGTGTTCAAGACGATTTAATAAGTATTACAGGTAGAGTTGCATTTTTGCTACAGGGATTTGCAGCAGGTACCCCTCATACTACTTCCACTATATACGTAGATACCGGGTCAGCTTATTATCCAACAGGTTCAACAATTAAACTAAACGGTGACCCTAACGCGTTCCTAAATCCTGGCGTGATACAAGAAGCTTGGCATGATTTTACTAACTCATCAGTAATTGTTGGAAAAGGTTTTGCTACTGTTTCTGCACCCACTTTACAACATGGAATCTTCTTTAATGATGATGAAAACTTTCCTCAGAATGGAACATATAATCCAGCTGGTGAAAAGTTTAAGGTTGATAAGAATATGACTAAGGTTAGTAACCGAATGATATGGGGTGGAAAGAATGGGATATCCGATTTAGGAACAGATAACATAACAGCATCCGGTGGACGAATAGACTGTTTTGCGACTGTAATGTCCAATGCTGACATAGAAGTTGCTAGCCCATTTCTTAGAATAATGGTAGGCCCTTGGAATGTGGGCGCTTATAATTATATTAACTATATAAACGGTGGTTTGTATAGCCCTGGGAGTGCCGGGATGGATTTTACCTTTAGGTTACTTCCTCCTCCGGGGGATTGGGCAAGTGGACAAAGACTTCATGTTGAACTTCTTTCAGTTACTGGTCATATCGCAGTAAGTTCTCCCCCACCTTCTACATCCATTCCACTTATGGCTAACATTAATTTAAGAATGAAGCATGCACAGCGTATCCAAAATGGAGGTAATAGGTATAGTAACCCTATTGGAACTGGCAACGTTACCACTGCGCAGTTTCCCTCACTAAACCAACCCCCGCGATGGTTTAGAGTTAACTATACATTACAGTGGAGTGGTTTCGAAGAAACTTTTGTGAACGGTAATACTACAACTGGGCCTGTTTTTAATAATGATTTTACACCAGGTTGGTCATTAGTAGCACCACCGATATTCCAAAAAGGGTACCTTTCTGGAGGTAACTCTAACGGTTCAGTAATGTCCACTTACCTAGGACCAGGCATAGGTACTAATGAATATACGATCGCCACACCATAAAATAATATAAATATTAAAGAGAATGACAAAAAAAGAAAGAAAGGAATTAGCAAGTTTTATAAATAGGTATAAAGAAATTGAAACTTCTATTGAACTTATGCAAAAGAGTATAGTTAGTCTTGCTGAAAAAAGAGATGACCTCTTTGATGAATTAGATCAAATGAAAGGTAAAGAAAAAAAATTCATGAATAAGTTAATAGAAAGATATGGAGAAAGCAACGTGACTCCATATAAGCTAAAAGAAATTTATGAAGAAGGTTTATGATAATACTAAAAAACATAATAGGAATACTTACTGATCCTAAAAACACTAGAATGTTTTTGTTAGGTGGTATTGTAGTGCTATGTATTTTATTATTTAGACAGTGTGAACAGACAACTTTAGCGAAAGGTGAGGCTAGTAGAATTACTAATAATTGGAAAGCTTCATTAGATACAATCCAAAATTACGTAGATAAGGACGGTAATTCTATTGCTCAGATAAGAGCATTAAATTTGTCATTAGATGAAATTAAAGGTGAGTTAAAATTTGAAAAAAATAAACCGCCGTTAACTATTATTAAAACTGAAACTGTAATTAAAGAAGTTATTGTAGAAGTTCCTGTTATTATATTAGATACGGTAGTGAATACTGTTATTGGTGATTTTAGTTCAGCTTTAACATTTTCAGATAAAAAAGAATGGGGCAAAAGTTTTAGAGCTATTGATGGATTAATACCTTATGAAACTACTGATAGTCTTATAACTTTTGGAAATGCTAATATTGAATTACAGCAAAACATATTTTTAACCGCGTCATTGATAAGAGATAATAAAACAAAAGAATTATTTGTAAATCTTTTAACCGATTATCCTGGTACTACATTTAATAGTGCTGAAGGGATATTGATTAATCAAAAGAGTAAAGCATTTAAAGGTTTACAATATGAAAATAGAAAAACATTAGGCCTTGGTTTACAACTAGGTGTTGGTTTAACTGGAGATCAGATTAGCCCATACGTAGGTATAGGTTTAAATTATACACCAAAGTTTTTACAATGGTAAATAAATAAAAAGAATGGAATCATCTAAGTTTTTACAAATAGCAGACGGTATATTACTAGAGTATATTTACACTAGCCAATCTGATCCTACTGAATTCGATACGACTAATTATCCTATTGAAATTATGAGGGATGAGCATACTGGTGGAAGCTACCTTTTTAATACAGAGAGTGTAGCTTTGGAAATGGGGAATTATAGAGATATATCTGTTGCTTCTATTAATAGCAACAATACACAGTATGCATATTTAGATACTGATGTGGGTGTACCTTATAATGATTTTGATCCACTATTAACTGATAGTGTTAATTTGCTACAAACATTTTCTCCTCAGCAAGATATTGCATACGATAAAATTAGAGTTCATTTTATTGCAGGTTTTACTTTTACTGGTTATGATGGAATAATATTTGAAACATTAGTACCTAGAAGAGATGGCGTGCTTCTTAACTTATCTTCTATTAATTTTCTTACAACTGATACGCCTGTATTTAATCCTGATCCTGTTTTAATAAACGATAAGCTCTATGCTAGTTATATAGAGTGGAGAGTACCTTCATTATATTTTATGAATAATGAATTTCAGGCTGCTGTATCAAATGGCTTAGGTTATAAGTTAACAGAGGGGCAAGGGTTTTTAAGTACACCAACTATTACCTTTAAAGCAACGGGTATTTATAATACTACTGTAGATAATGGTTATAGTTATTATGATGTTGAAGAAATAAATGCTGCAACCTTCCCAAGCAGAGATATATACGATGAAGTGTACGCGGAGGTTAAAGAATCGGATGGTGGGGATTATTTTGAACTAAGTGGGCAAGTAACAGGCTCAACCTTTTCTAATTTTATAAGTCAATTAAATGCGGCTTCAGGTGGTGCTGATAATGTAGTGTTTCATGAAATTAATGTGAGTGAACAAATTAACACTAACTTTATTAAAACAAGCACGCAAGTATTTACACAAACTACTAACTTTGATGAACCTATTTTATTTAGGCCTATAATTCTTAACAGTGCAATAGCTGCATCTTTTTCTATTAATTATATGTTAAGAATTTATAATCGCTCAGATAATACACAAATAGTAAAGGTTGCTAAATTGACTTCATTTGATGTAAATAAATATGGTAGAAGATTAATGAAAATAAATTTAGGAGTTGTGCCAACCGTAGCTAATGTATATAATCAAATAGCACCAGATGCTGGTGAAAATATTATAGTTAATAATGGAGGTGCAGGAAATGCACCTGGTCAAACTAGTACACAGATTGTGGAGCAATTAGTTGTAAAAACTAAATATGTTACTTCTTTCAGAGATAGAATAAATGTAAAGGCTGCAATTTCACCAGCAAAAATACAAACAATAACAGAAACCGATGGCAGCGCAACAGAATAATTCAAAAAGTATATCAGCAACTAATACTAATAAACCTAAGGTTACTACAAAGCCTTTAGGGGTTCAGAGTAATATATCAGTTACTAAGGAAGAGTCGGAATATTTTAAAAGATTTACTTCTTTAAACCCTAGTGCAGAACCTTTACCACAAGGTGATGGTGTTATTAGAATATCACCATTTGATGATTATGTTATTTTTACACTATTTGATGAAACTTCTGAAATAAGACCAAGTAGTTCTAACTCTAAAGCAATACCTGGTATTTCTTCGTCAGCTGATGATGTTATTAATACAACAGATACACCAATAGATCTTAGCAATGTTGGAACTTTAACATTAGTATTTGTGGGTGAGAATGATGAAATAAGAGTACCTAATTGGACACAAGTACAAGAAGTAGACCTTTCGCAAGGACAAGTTTTGTTTAGAATAAGTAAAGAAGATTCAAAAAAGATTTTAGCATTAGATAATCAAAATTTTTATATTTCTACTAGAATGGAAGATGAGAATGGTGTAAGTGACGAGAGCGTGCTGTATACTGGAACATTTTTAAATTTACAAGATTCGGTGCAGCAAAACATGACGGATAAACTAAACGCTCAAGCATTACTATATTCTAGAGATTTAGCAGGTAAGCAAAGAATTATAAATAATTATAAAAAAACATTAGCTGAAATGATTTCATTAGATGAAGATCAAACTGCAACAATATCTGGACTAGAAGCATCTAATTTAGAATTAACTAATGAGCTGGCTATATTGACTGAGCAGCTAGGTTCTACTGAGTCAGAGTTAGCCTTAAAGAATGCTCAATTAATAGCACAGCGAGCAGAGAGATTAAAAAAGAAAAGGTCTCAAATAAGGGCATTAACAAAAAAAGCAGCAGGATCTACCAAAGCAAAACAGATAAGATATAATAAACAAGCAGCAGGATTATTACAAGAGTTTAATACATCTAAAAACCCAATATTTACAAAACCGTTTACTAGTGACTTTAACCTTGAAATAGAATAATTAATAAAAAATGATATTAAGCGCAAGAAATAATCAGTTTAAATTTGAATTCCCTAGAAATTTTATACCTAAGGAAATTTCAGATAAGTATAAGCCATACTTAAATAAGATGCCAGGCTCTATGATTAAAGAACCTATT